AAGAACAATTAAATTTGCATAAATTTTATTCTTACTGTCTGACCATCCAAACCATTGACCACCTCTAACAGTTACTAGATAATCCTCTATATGATTAGGTCTGCCATTATTATCCATTCTATGTATCTCCTAATCTTATGAATTGAACTCCAGTTCTAGTATATCCACTATTACCCATTGTTTGTGTACTACTATTTAATACTCCTACTTGAAACCTAACCTTTACATTTGTAGTGTTTGTAACATCTAATTGATGAAAACAACCACCTGTACACATAGCAGAAGAACTTGATGTTTGTTGTATAAATTCTCTAACCTCTGCTGCAACATCATAACTAGAGTTATCAGTTGTTGTATTTATTGATGAATAAACTTGTCTATCATCACCATCCAATGTAGCTACATGATTCCAAATAATTAAATAAATTCCTGTGGCACTAAAACTAAATACTCCGCTTGATTGGCTAACATTGCTTCCTAACTGTCCATAACCATCTGTATCCACTTCTTCCCAATTAGAAGCAATAGGGTCAGCAGAATCTGTGAAAGATGTTGTTAATCTAAAAGTTTGAGCGTTAGTAATTCCAGGAGAATAGGAAGTCGTTCCTGTTCCTCCTCTTGCTTCAGCTAAAGTTCCTGTTGAAATATTTCCTGCAGCTAGTGCTGTTAGGTTTGCTCCACTACTTGCAGGCATTGTTGCTGGAGGTGTAAGCGTGGAAGCACTAATATCTAATGTTGCACCTGATGGTACTGTTATTGTATCACCAGATGATCCAATTTCTAAAGCCGTGCCTGTACTAGGATCTACTTTATCTACATTTAATGTACTCACACTATCACCACATTACCTGTTATTGTTACTGTTCCCGTATAGGAAACTGGTCCTGCCAGGACGGCCGATTCAATGTAATGATCTCCGTCTATGGTTGCTTGATGTGTAAAGAACCCATCCTTCGCAGCTTCTTGTCCTACATATAAACTACCATTTTGGTCTTTAGTTTCAGCCATATTTTATTTCTCCTTAGGTGCTAATTGAATCAACATAACTAATCCAAACATGACAGCCACTGGCTGTTCCGCAATTCCCGTAGACTACATCTGTATTGTTTAAAACTATTTTAGCCCCACCTTGAATAAGTTCTATTGAACTTGCTGGTGGAATACTTAAATTTTTGCAAATGTAATAATCAGTTCCTGCGCCCGCCAAATCAATATAAACATCCATTGTAATGGCAGTTGCTAAAATATTAGTTAATCTTAATCCGACAATAGCATCATCTGAATTTGATGTTAAAATAGCTGTTTCACTATTTGTTACCAATATTCCAACCGATTCAAAATCTTGTGCCATTTATCCTCCTTATATTATAATGCGATTGCCATGGCTGTTGCAAAGCCTTTTGTCGCATTTCCTGATGGGTCAACTCCATTAACTGTAGCAACCTGTAAATCATTTAATGCATTATAAATTTCATCCGAACCATCTACATAAATGATGGCATCTCTTCCCGCTGAAACTGTATAAGTTGCAGCTCCTGTTCCTGCCGTGCACACAATATCATTGCTGTCTCCAGTATTGTTTAAAATAACATACCACATCAACTTGTTTGGGAATGTGACTGTGCATGTGGCTCCTGGAGTTCCAGTAAAATTTAAAATCTTGCAACGTCCATCTTCTTGCGCGTAAGTAGTTGGATCATTTGTAAAAGTTAAAGTCTTGGTTGCTCCTGATAATGTTACGCCAATGTACGCATTGACCATATCATCAAGACGTTTTAAATTATCGTTAGTTTGATCTCCCCAGGTGTTGTCATTTTCACCTGTGGTCATCAACCTCAATTCGGCGTTAGACCATGTTGAAGCCATGTGTTACTCCTTTATGCTATTCGTATGATAGCGTTAGTTGAATCTGCTGCTGGCCATTGTATTTCAAATGTACCACCTGATACAGAATAATCCGCACCAAAATCAATTACTGCCACAGCTGAATTGCTATCGCTTGTGTTGTATATTAAACAACCACGTGTAGTAAATGTTGCAGATGACCACGACGCGTTAGCACTAAAATCTGTGAAAGCTGTTGTACTTGATGATGTTGGATTGACATTTGTTAATGCAAATCCTCCTGTAGAATATCCTCCAGCTGCAGCCAATTCATCTGAATTACCTGTCATATCAGAATAGTTAGTTGTTGTAGCATCGTAAGTACCTGTGATACTTGCATTAGCTTTAAACAACGCTACTTTAAATGCGTCTGCTCCGTTATTAAAATCATGATCGCCTTCAAGAAGTTCTACTTTAAAACTTGTACATAATGCTGATGTTAGACCTGCCATTATCTATCTCCTTCTAATCTTCCTAATGTTCGAAGTTCACCTTTATATAATTCAGTGTTCCTCATTCTTACTTGTTCCTCTACCCCAAGTGTCTGAGCTGAACGCTCATACAATTGTTGGTAGTTTTGTAATTGTGCAGAATCCTTCATAAATGTCGCCGCTTCAATGAGGCAAGCATATAATAATGTTTCCTGACATCTATCCCCAAGATACGTATTCGCATTACTTGCAGATAAACCTGGTACTCTATAAGTATAACCTATTTCGCACGTAGTGTCAACCCCCGGAGTTGGTGCAAAGATAATATTTGTATACCTATTAGATGATGTATAAGCTGTTCCTGGACGCTGTAAAGCGTAATAAATTATAGTTCCTGTAGTAGCTGGATTATTTGTGTATTCTCTAATAAAAGTCTCATCCTTTTCATAAAGATGAGCTCCATTTTGAATGCGAAGAAATCTCAATACTACTAAATCTTCAGGCAATGCCACTCCTGTAGTAGCTGTACCGCTAGCTATAGTTGTAGTTTTTCTAAAAGCTGTAAGATCTAATTCCTTTTCAATGCGTAATTCTGCATTTGCAATGCATACATCAATTGGAGCTACACCTGATCCTGTAGCCGCAGTAAATTCTGTAGAATCATTCTCAGTCCAATCCTGGATTGCCTGCTTTAATTGTACATATGTTAATGCCATATTATTGACCCCATGTATCTTCACCCCAACCGAGAGTACCCCAGCTTGGAGAAGTTATTGATACAGTTCCTAGAGACGCAGTCATTGCTGACATTGTAACTGGAACCGCTGTAATTACTACAGCTTGAGAAGAACCCAATGCTGATGTTCCTACAAATCCTGTTACAGGATGAGCTGCATTAAGTATAAGTGTACCTAATCCACCTGTACCTGCTAATCCTGGTGGTATCTCAGTACCATTAACAAATAGTCCTGATGTACCCAGAGAAGCAGTTAATGCTCCTAACTCAACTCCAGAAACAGTTTCCGATACATTGATAGTTATACTACCTAATGTAGTTGTTCCTGCAAATCCAGCCGCATCTTCAACTAGATCTACAAGGGCAGTACCTAATCCTGTAGTTCCTACAAAACCAGTTACTGCTTCTGCCGCACTAAGTAATACTGTACCTAATGCTGATGTTGTTTCAAATCCAACCGCATCTTCTGTCGCAGCTATTGTCACTGTTCCAAGTGCACTTGTTGCTACACCCGGACTTGTAACTGGTAAGACAATTGCTATTGCTATACCAGAAGCATTTAATGCACTGGTCATCTGGAATCCAGATGGTGCATCTGCTGGCTGTTGAGCTTCAACTAATCCTAAATTAGCCGCGCATTGTCCAGACCATTTCCCATACAAAGGTCCTAATCGAACCGTTGTCGGAACTGAATCCTGATCAGGTCTTGGCTTATATAATATATCAGCTTCAGAACCTGAAATATAATTTTGAGGGTCTAACTGAGGTTGCTTAGGTTCCCAGTCACCCTTGTAAACTCTAAATCCTGTCCACTCTGTACGAGCATCTTTATATTTAATCTTAAACCCTGAACGGTCATCGATTAAAACTGCATGCTTACCTTTCGCATATTTTGCCATTACGCATATCCGCGAACCTTAGGCTGTACATAAAAACTTGCTCTTTCCCTGTCTTCTTCTCTTGCCAGTTCCCACTCCTTCTCATACATTTGTATAAGTTCTTGTCGCCTATTAATGTCCACCAACTTTGGATGTTTGTTTGCTAATTCTACAGTTAACCCGCTTATTAAAGCTGGTAACATTCTTTTAGGTATTGCCGCATTTTGAGCATAATTGGTACTAATATCTTCACCATATTTAATTCCCCAATATAATATCTCAAATTTGCTACTAACATTAGGGCCAGGCCAAATATAAACTGTATGATTATTTACGCCTGAACTATCGAATTGTGCATTTCTATCCACTGCAAATTGCAAAGGTGTGCCTGTAGAATACTTATTAGGAATGGCTAACCAATCCGCATAACTGATTCTTTCCATGGTAATATCTTGATCGGGAGTTGCAGTAATGTCACGACAAGATGCCGTAAGAATATCCGAATAATTATCCGCACTTAAATTGAAAGTAGGATATACATTATTTGCAAATGTATTAACCGCTGTGGATTCTACATGCAGTGTAAATAAATTCACGCCTTGATTAATCCACTTAATCATTAACAAGTTAAGCGAACGTCTGGCCGTGATTAAATCATAACCACCTTTAGAACTTACACCCAATCGTTCGTACGCTTCTTGAATAACGTCCGCAATCGATAGAGCAAATGTTCGTGTACCTGAACTAGCCATTGTGCCCCCTTACATTAATGCGCGTGTAATCACCCATAACAACTGGCCTAATACCATTACACCAATTGTGTACATAACTTTATTAATACTGTTTATCTTGTCTTCGATATGTTTTAAATGGTTATCCTTAATTATAGATATACGCTCGCTAAGTATTTTTATTTCACTTTTCAATTCAGTAATTTCTAAATCGTATTTAGATATTTCCTGATTCATTCTTAATTCCAATAAACTAAAGCATTTGAAGCAGTACCTGTTACCGCAACAAATAAATTTGTAGTCGCTACCACTCCACTTTGCGGAGGAATAAATGTAGCAGTCGTATTTGCTATTGCGGACAATCTTGCCACTACTGTGCCTGTTGCCGATTGAGCATCATATACAATCGCGGTAGCTGTATCACTTCCTGCCGTAAGACTGAGACCTAAAAACCTTTGTCTGTGAGCAGTCGTAGCTTGACCATCACTGGTAGCATCTGTAGTTGTCGCACCTGTAGCGACATTGGTTACTTGTGCATCTGTTTGAAACATGTTAACTCCTTAAAATGGGGAGACCTAAGCCTCCCCGTAATTAATTATTGTTTAACTCCAAGGGGTAACCATTGTTCCGTTACCATTTAAAGCACAGTGGATAAGCCAAATGTTAGCTCCAACAGATCTACAATAAACTATTGAACCACCTAGTCCACCTCGTGTACTACCGTCCAAAGTTAAAGTATCAGTCCCTGCCGCATTAAATCCTTCCATAGAATTATCCCCAGTATCAACATACTGAGCAGTTCCTTGAAATACATCCGCTGTTGATCTACCTGCCGCTGTTCCAGCGTTCAAAGTAAAAGTTTCTCCTGAAAGGTTTGCTGTTAATAGAAACGTATATTCCAGTCCAATTGTACTTAACGTACTTGGATTTACAGCTGAATCTGAAACGATTTCAGGTAAATTAAAAACAGTTGTAGTGTTGCCAATGGTCATGCATCTGCCTTGATACAAATCAATGCCTGTTATATCTGTTCCACCGTCAACAGTGCCTGCAGATAATGCTTGCCCCATTACATTTCCAGTTGAAATAAATCCACTTAGGGATCTTACTGGGCCTTTAAATGTCGTCCTTGCCATAAAATTCTCCTTTGGTCATATAGACCTTTTGTCATACAGTCTCTATAGCGTCTGCCTAGCCAGTCTGTACAACTATGTTAATACTAGGTTAGTTGAAAAGGGGGCACAATGTGCGAGCCCCCTCTCCTTAAACGTTTAGGATGGATTAGATCCATATACGCCTCTCCAGTCAGACCAGCCGTAGCAGTATCTTTCTCGAGATTTGTATCTTACGTTGCCAGTTTCAAAGTCACCTTCCATCTTAGTATCGATTGGAGTTCTAGTGAAATGCTTCATACCGTTAGGAACGTCAGTTCTTATGAACCAGTTGTTAGCATCGCTAAATCTGTGGTTCACATGATATCCACCCGGGATCATACCTTTAGATACGATCGCGTTGACATCATTGTCCGCTGTTCCAACTCTGTATGGAGAAGCCATTAGTCTCTCCGCTACGAATACCAATTGTCTTGGAATGTGTAGAGTTCTAGCTTGTGCCGCAATAGGTATACCTTTATCATCGGTAAATCCTGCAACGTCAATTAAACCTTGTTCGACAGAAGTCTCAGAAAGTTCAGCTTGAGTTGTAGGCGTGTTAGTACCAGTAGATCCATCTTGAAGTGGATGAGAAGAGTTTACTAATGAAACTCCATCACCGCCCAAGAAAGAACCGCTAAATGCATTGTTATACACTGCAGCGCCTTTAGTTTGTTTAGCAGAAGCCATTGAACGGGCTAGTGCTTTAGTTAATCTGGTAGAAAGCTTGTCATACAAGTTATCTTCCATAGCTTCTTCAGTAATTGAGAAAGCCATAGCAACAGTTTCGTTGGTATATCTTGCAACCCAACCTTCACCAGTTTGAGCGTATTCGACACCTTGGCCTTCAAACTTCACTGAAGCTTCGCCAAAGCCGGGGAAGAGAACCTCTTCCTCAAATGCTCTGTTAGATTTTTCGTTCTCAAAGAGTACAGCTGCCTCATCTTCGTAACGTTTATATTCCGTTCCAAAGATTGCATGCAAACCCGGTACTAATTCTTTGAGTAATTGACCTCTAGTAATAGCCATAGTATTATACTCCTAAATTAAGCAGTCGGGAAGTTGCCATCGTAGCGACCCCATGAGTGCGTGTTGATTTTAACAAGAACGTCCATTGTAGTTCCTAATGCGCTGTAACTCAAATCTGTTTCCGCAGATCCTAGGATCTGGAAAGGATATGCTTGTTGCGTAGCATTTTGAGTATTACTTGCAGTAGAAGAGTCTAATGAACTTCCTGCTTTAAATGTAACAGTTGAACCAGAACCTGTTAAGTTCTGAACTACAGCACCAACATCTGCTGATGTTAATGCAGTGCCAGCTTGATCCGCTTGTATCTTGAAGATCGTAGAAGGATCATCATAAACATAAGCTTTAAACTGAGCTTTAGCAACTGTATTTACCGCAATTGATCTAACAAATTTTACATCGCCTGAACTGTTGTCTGCGTATTCAGCGCCCCAAAAAACACCGACGATTGCGCCCAGATCTCCTGAACCAATGTCTTGTACTAATAGACCACTAGATAGCGAAACTGTATCACCCTCAAAATAAGCTGTGGGTGCAGTAGCAGCGATGCGATAACCGTTTCCGTCTACAAAATTGTTGTTACGTATAGTACCACCATTTGCTTGACGAATAGGTTCCAAACCATAAGCCATAAATATCTCCTTTATTTCTTATGTGCTAAATGAGAATGTATGACTAACGCGGTGCTAGTCTTCAAATTTAGCGCTTGGTTTTGCCGCTTGTCCTCCTATAACAGAGGAGGTAGATTCATCTACCACTGGCATGCTTTTGTCCGAAGCGCGTTTTAATTCGTGCCCATAAGCTTGAGCCGCCCTTCTGGTTTGTTCCTCGTGGTACTCTCGTTTTTCTTTCATGTAATCAGCATCTTGTTTCATCAAGATTAAATCACCTGATCGAACAGCACCTGCGTGTTTGCCAGTTGTCATCACGTCAACTATGTAATCTTTTCCTAATTCCTCAGGTTTAACTACTTCATAGTTTTCGCGTAAACGTTGATGAACATTTGCATCATCTGGTTGATTCAATAATTCATGTCTCACCCATATATACTCAGTTCCCGAAGGAGCTGGAGGCGTACTTAATTTGTTAGGTGCCTCAAATGTTCTTTTTCGAGTTGCCGAAACCCGAGTCTTACGGCTAGTTTGTGTCGCTTTAGTCATATTAGCCTCCCGCCATTTCGTCTTGGCGCAATTTTTGGCGCGCATATTCTTCATAAGAAACGTTAAGTCTGTCAGCCATTTCCAATTCGGTTCTGGTCAACCTTACTTTACGCTTTCCTGGTGCGGAGCGCGTTCCGCCTACAACTGTTGGAACTTTTCTAACAGTCTTTGATCGAAGATCAGGAAATTCTGTCTGCAATCTTGCATCAAGTTCGCTATAGTATTCTTCAGAACCATCTTGAGGAGTAATCCCCTCATCAATTAATTCCTTATGAACAACCAAAGCCGCTTGAGTCTTGATTCGTTCCCCGGTATTCTGTCCACCAAACCAACTATTCCTTTTCTGCCACGCAAGAGCTTTGCGATCTGGAAGAGGAGGTTGTTTTGGTTTCTTATCAACCTTAGTTTCCTCACTTCTTGCAGGACTCTTAGATTTAGTAGTTCCTAAATCTCGTTCTGCCCTAGCCTTATATTGTTTGGCCACTAGTGCTTCCGCTTTCACGGATGCCAAGACATCAGTTGCCTTTATCTCGGAGTCAACGTCACTAGCTTCTTTTGCAGTTCTAAGAGTACTCAAGGCTTGCTTTTCTTGTGCCCCCAATCTGTCAATATACTGATTGATTGCATCAAGTTCGGAATCAGCCTGCTTATGCCTTAAATCATTCCGTTCATCCAGCCATTTGGACTTATCATCCTCATAGCCTCTAAGCTTTTCCTCAAGCTCTTTCTTCTGCGCAACAAGTCGCTTTATTCGTTTTTCAGCGCGCTTGCCGAATACTTTTGTTTCCTTAGATTCGTCCTTGGATTCTTCAGTTTCATCAACTTCAGCTTCCACCTCTATTGATTCTTCTTCCGTTTCCTCTTTTTCCTCTTCAGGAGCTGCAGTATCTTTCAGCTCATCGGACTCAGCTTCTTCCGCCTTGTCTTCGGGTTTTTCTTCTGGTAATTCTACGATAATGTCTTCATTATCTTCTCCATTACCTTTTTCTTTTTCATCTATCATCTAGATCTCCTTCGGTTGCGAACCGCGTTTGCCGCTATTCTAGTATATTGTACACTAAATTGTACGGTAATGCAAGTCTATTTATGGGTAATCTTTGCGGGGTCAGGAACTATAGCTACTACTTCATCATCATTTATAATGGAGTATTCCTCTCCTTCATACTTGAATTTAAGTCCTACGTACTTTCCTGTAAGAACCCAGTCTCCTTTTTTACACCAAATACTGGCGGATTTCTCCATACTTTTATAACAATCTTCACCTACTGCCATAACTTCTGATACTACACAGGAAAACTTTGCCGCTTCCACTGATGTATCAGTCAATATGATTCCCCCTGCCGTCTTATTTAATATTTCTCTAGGCTTTAATAAAATGCGATAGCCTGCTGGTATAGGTAATTTTTTACTCACTCCATGTCTCCTTTATTAATTTTTTTAATTCTGTGTTAATACGATCCTTCATATCCGTAAGAGTATGATGAATGCCTAACATGTATTTATATTCAGGAAGAGTATCCACTCCTCCTAATAATTGTTCTTGATTAGCTATAATAGCTTCATTAAGAATCTTTTCAATTCTATCTTTATAATCATTAGCGTCTGGCATAAAGTCTCCTGTTAGAGGGGGCATTTCTGCCCCACTCGTTTAACTTATCTTTATTTCCTTTGGCCTCTTCTCCTCAGGTACAATTTTTTCCAATTCAATAGATAGCAAACCATTCTCAAACTTAGCATCATTTACTACTACGTCATCTGCTAAAGCAAATGTACGAGTAAATGCTCGATGAGAAATGCCACGATGAACAATGTCATCTTTTTTGCTTTCATCTTTTACTGATTTAATTGTTAAAGAATTATCCGAATAATTAACTTTAATATCTTTTTTACCAAAGCCAGCTAATGCTAGTTCTATAGTAAACTTTAGATCATCAATTTTACGAATATTATATGGTGGATAATTAGGAACATCCAATTCTAATGTGTTAAGTCTATCCCATAAAGAATCAAACCCAACTGTAAATGGTCTGTATGGTTCCCAATCAACGAGTGATTTAATCATAATAACCTCCTTGTTAAGCGAAATTAAATCGTGACTCCTTTCGGCAGTCAAGATAAGTATACACTATTTCGCTAGTTGTGTCAAGGAATTATTTAAATTAAAGTTTTTCGCCTTTTTCTTTTTTGAAGAATAAGATTTGTGTGACCCGTTATCATGGATCGCATTAGCACTAAACACCTTTTTACATCTCTTCTAGTAATATCGGATAATATTTTAATAGTCTTTATCATGAATTAAAATTTGCAACTTTCTTAACGTTAATCGCGTTTTCTTTTCCTTTGTTCTCTCCTATCTCAAATTCTATTTTTTCTCCTTCTTTTAATGTACTGATTCCAGCTTCTTCCAAAGCCGATACATGGAGGAAAACATCTTTGCTTCCTTCCTGTTCAATAAATCCATATCCTTTGGTCGGATTAAACCATTTAATTTTACCTGTAGTCATTAGTTTTCCTTGTAGTTAATTATTAATCCTCAACTATTTTGAGGATGTGTTTTTTTCCGTCTTCCTTCCATATTTCTACTTCAGCCGTGACGGGACGGCATTCCAGTCTTGGGCCGTCAGGCCCTGAACTTCTTTCACTCAGTCT